GTAGCGTAATAGTATTTGTACCAGCTACGGCTGGGGCAGATAGCGTTATTGCACCGCTTGTATCGCCTGAAATTACGACTGAACTCATAGAACCACCCACCTTTGTCCTGAACTAACTGTAACTGATTGACCACTAGCAACTGTTATTGGGCCAACGCTTAGAGCATTATTTCCTGATGCTACTGTATAGCTTGTAGACACCGTTGCGTTATTAAGCAATAAACCATTACCTGCAATAACTTCGCTAGCCTGCAACTCACCTGTGCTTGGCTTATACAAATACTTTGCATTTGAAGTATATATCGTGGTTGGGGTGCCAGTAGTAGCATTGGCAAATAGTGGGTAGTTAAACGAGGCTGTGCTAGTGTCGTTAGTAATTGAAGCGCCAGAGTTAACGGTTGACCAGCTTAATGTAGAGCCATTAGAAGTAAGGACTTGCCCATTAGTACCAACTGTAGTTAAACCTGTACCGCCGTTTGTAGTTGCTAAAGTACCACTAAGAACAACGGCTCCAGTAGTGGCAGATGATGGAGAGAATCCTGTTGTACCTGCACTAAATGATCCAACCGTGCCAACCGAAGCTATACCAAGATAACGAACAGAGATGTTGCCAGATGCAGATGGAGGCGCAGTACTAAATGTAAGGGTGTTGCTTGATACAGAATAAGTAGTAGGGTCTTGAACTACACCAGAAATAGCCACTAATAATGAAGCAGTATTTGCTGGTACTGAACTCATTGTAAATACGGTTTGTGATCCAGTACCGTTAAAGGTTTCAGAAGTAATGGTGCTGTAGATGTTTAACGAACTAAATACTTCGGCTTGGATTAAATCACCAGTAGTGGCGCCAGTAGCTAAAGTAAATGAAGTTCCGTTAGTTGCAGTAAAGTCGGCTTGGGCTAATTTAGCTCCGTTCTGATAGACATCAATTAAACCAACTGTGTAAGTAACGCTAAATACAGTCTGACCAGAAGTAGCCGTAAAGTCTGTTCTAGTAATAGTACCTGCGCCCGTAGAGGGGGTAGACCATGAAGGAATACCACCAGCAACAGTTAAAACTTGTCCAGTAGAACCAACTCCTAATCTTGCAGCGGTATTAGCAGCAGACGCATAAATCATGTCTCCTGTAGTAGTCATTGGATCTAAAGCATTAAACGCATCTGCCGCTGTAGTCTGTCCTGTACCACCGTTAGCGATAGGAAGAGTGCCAGTAATGCTTCCCGCTGGGACAGAACCCCATGAAGGAGCGCTGCTAGTAGTAGCAATAAGAACTTGCCCTGTAGTACCAGCAGCTGTAATACCCGCCGCAGAAGTGCCGTTACCATATACCACGCCGTTTGAAGTTAGGGTTGTGTTCCCAGTACCACCAGCAGCAACAGGTAAAGTACCCGCAGTTAATGTAGTAGCCCCTGTTGAATAAAGAGCGTTATTAGTTGCTGTAAATGTGGTTAAACCTGTACCGCCATAGGCTGGCTGTATTGTTCCGCCATTCCAAGTGCCATTTGTAATAACAGTAGAGCCAAGGTTAAGAGCATTAGTGCCCCAAGTCACATTCTCAGGAAGATATCCGTGTACGTCCCATGTGCCTGCGGTAGTTCCGTTAGATAACAACACAAGTTCAACAGCACCGCCGGGAGTAATAGTTCCAATAGAGCCAGTAGCATAGTCTTGGAGTGTTAATGTACCTGTTGCGTTGTTATTAAATACAAACGCTACACCTGTAGTCAGGGTAGTAGCATCAGGCATCGTATAAGTTTGACCACCTGTACCCGTCAGAGTTTGAGAATAGGTAGAAGCTGCTGTTAAAGCCGTTGTACCACCTGCCGCTGCAACGGACGTATTGGCTTGGTTAAGTCGGTTTACCGCTACGTTTTGGTTGGCGTCTCGCAACATAACCGAGTTAGCACCAGACGATGCGGTAACGCCTGTACCACCATAAGCAACGCCGATAGTGGAGCCATTCCAAGTACCAGAAGCAACAGTGCCTAAAGCACTGACATTGCTTGATCCATCAAGGTTTACAGATTTGCTAGCAGGGTATGTAACAAATACGTTAACAGTACCACTAAATGTAACCGCAGAACCAGAATTACTAGAAGATAAAATTGTTGTACGAGTTAGTGTTGGGCCTGTAGTTGAGTAAGTGCCAATGCCCGCTTCCCAGTTTCCAGAAGCGTCTGTAGCTGCGTAATAAGTTGTATTGCCATTTCCAATAGCAGTAAAAGACTGATACCCGACAACAGAACCAGAAAGCGTAAAACTAACGGTCGTGTTTGCAGTACCAGTCTGTTGAACCCGGTCAAGCAATACTAGAGCCATCTAGGACTCCTTAAGAAGTAGCGGTTGTGCTATAAGTTACTGATACAGTATCGCCAGCTGTTGTGGTCTTAGCTGTTGCAAATGCGCCTGCACTATATAACGTTCCGCCAGTATTGCTTTGAGTTGAACTTGCGCCTGAACCTGTAACCAAAAAACAACCTGTTACGTTACCACCAGCACCTGTAATAGTGTAGGTAATTGCCGCTGCTGCTGCTGTAGTTACATTAGATGGGGTTGTACCACGTGAAGCAGCAGCGCTAAATACGGCAGTACCACGAACTGCAGAACCACCAACTGTGTAGTTAACAAACTCAGTCCAACCCGTATGGGAAGTCATAGTATCAGAAGCCGCAAATGTAGGGCTAGTAGTACCAATCAAACCGAGGAACGGACCAACTGTTGTGTATGATGTGCCAGCTAATAAAGTGTTTAACATCAACTGCTTACCAATAGCATTAACTAGATTTGGAAAGCTATCTGTCCACTTTAAATTACCATCAGCATCACGGCACTCCACATGGTAGTGACCATCAATACCTACGGTTTCTGTACCAGCTACATTGGCTTGTAAGCTAATTTCCGCTTTATCGCCGCAGCTTGCTATTTCTTTTTGCATAAAAACTCCTTAATTGGAAAATCTAATAATGGCGTTGGTCGATGTCGCCGTTGGGAAAGTGACCGTAAATGTCCCAGCAGCCGTATTCGTTTTATCTGACCCAAAGTCTAAAACGGCTACAGCCGCATTTGTCGTACTATTATAAATTAATGCACACCTAGCCGTAAAGCTGGCTGGGTTCCAAACCACATTAGCAAAGTTTATAAAAGAAGTGCTGTTGCTAAAGTCTGACGTAGGAGTTTGGGCTATTGTTAAAACCTGCCCCCCTGCCGTATATCCCGTGCCTGTAACTTCGTTTTGAGTTGTATATACAAGGGTGGAGTTGTTAAGATTGGCTAACCCTGTGTATAGGGCAATCTTGTAAATATAAGACGTGCCGGTATTAAAGTTCTCCAACCCGCTAAGCACGTTTTGGTAAAAAATAGTGCATTGACCCTGTTCAATAGCCATTATGCCCTACCTCTGCCACTAACATCAATTTTAAGCTGCCCATCACGATACGCGTCACCACGCTCAAGACCATCACCAAGACGGCGTAACTGCATAACAGCTTCCTGATACTTGTCTTCGTAGTACTTAACTAAGTCTTGCTCGCCTTTCATAAATAGCATAGCTTCCCGCATAGAACCATAAAACAGCACTGGGTCATAGTTATCGCCAAGCCAGCTAGTGCCTGCGGTATTGTTAACAGAAGCTACGGTTACAGAAAAACCAGAACCTGTACCACCAATAGATGAAGAAGCGGCTGTAAGACTATTGCCAACAGCATAAAAGTTACCGGGGTTATTAAGTACAACGCTAGACACTACACCACCAGCAACAGTAATAGTAGCCGTAGCTCCAGAGCCGTTTCCACCCGTTAACGATATGTTAGGGTAAACCCCAGTAGTATAAGAAGAACCCCCAGTAGGCGCATTAAGTCCAGAAATAGCCCCTTGAACAATAGATACTGGATAGTAAAAATAGTGTAATTCTACGCCATAACTAGCGTCTGGGGTCGGTCCTATAATAAAAGACAACTCATTAGCGTTGCTGTATTGGGAACCAAACAAAGCGTAATATTTAGGCAAACCAGTGTCAGTAGGAGTTGGGTAAGCTTCTCGTATAAAGTTAACATCTTTGTTAAGCAAGTACTTATATGAGGTATCCGTATCAATAACAGCCATTGAGTAAGTAGACAAATAATCATCAGGACAAGATAAATACTTACTGCTAGCCGTAAG